AAAAACAAGCGAGTCTGGTTGGTTACAAGTAATATTGTAAACACACTGGAGGAAGCTACAGAAATTTTCGAGGGATATCTTTCCGAAGGTTTGGAAGGTATCATCTTGAAAGATGGCTCAGGTGTTTGGGAAGATAAACGAGCAAAGCACCAAATTAAGTTCAAAGGCGAACTCGAATGTGATCTTAAGATCGTTGGTGTTGAACCCCACAAGAAGAAACCTGATTGGCTGGGTGCAATAATCTGTGAGTCTGCCGATGGTATTGTCAAAGTTAATGTAGGAAGTGGATTCAATGACACGCATCGTAAATCGTATAAGGAGAAAGATCTTCTTGGCAAAATTGTCGCAATCAAATATAATGCTCGAATTAAAAATAAAGCTGGTGAAGAAAGTTTGTTCCTCCCAGTATTTGTCGAACTACGGGAAGACAAAGATATCGCAGATAATTCTAAGGAAATAAAATGAACGAACGAATTTTAGAACTGATGAAAAAAGCAGATTATGCTGAACCTGAACTTGCAGGTCGTGCTAAGAAATTAGTAGAATTGATATTGCAGGAATGTGTAACAATTTGTGAAAAGATTGGCGATCAAGGTTTAGATGGTCACTACTGCGCAGATGAAATCTCAAGAGTATTCAAATGACAAGTTTATTTGAAGAACCAGTTGTTGAACTTACAGACAAACAGCTGTATATGCGAGAGCACAATGCTCAGCGTAGATCTTCATATTATACAGGAGCATTTCCCTCCGCTGATGAGATAGAAAGATTTTTCTCGCAAGAAAGATTGCCGAGTATGAGAAACAGCGCATCAAAGCGTAGAGGTGGTAAGGGTATTGAGTTTGATCTCAATTCAGAAATGATTAAAGAGTTATGGATATTACAAAAAGGTTTATGTGCGTATACGAAACAGCCAATGACATTGTTTCAGAATGATGAGTTTGGTCGTTTTTGTAGAACAAATGTTTCAGTAGATAGAATTGACTCTGAAAAAGGATATGTGTACGATAACATAGTTCTTTGCAGAACCAATGTGAATACAAGCAAGGGTGAGTGGTCAAGGAACGAATATTTGATGCATGCAAGAATGCTTCTTGAGAATGAACATTTTATCGAGGAGATTAAACAGATGAAAGATAATTCAAAACCAAAGGGGTTGGAGTTGCTTTTTGCAAACTGACTTGACTAAAAATCGAGTTTAATGTATAATAGTTCTATAGATTATGAAATGGAGATGCTATGCCTAATTGGTGTGATAACAGTGTAACAATTACAGCTTCTAAAGAAAAGATTGATGCAATCGAAGCTGGTCTTAAAGCAAGCGAACAGGTTCTGTTTGAATCGATTCGTTCAAGACCAGAAACTGAAGAAGAAAACTGGTATGAGTGGAATGTAAACAACTGGGGTACGAAATGGGAAGCATCGGTTCATGACTTTAATCGTGAATCTGATAATACTATTTGGGTATCGTTTGATTCAGCATGGTCTCCACCAATAGAACTATACGAGTGGATGTCTGAGAATGAGTATGAAGTTCTTGCGTATTACCACGAGGGTGGTATGGGTTTTATTGGCAAGTATGAAGATGGTTACGATGAGTGTTATGAATATAGTTTCTCAGATCGTGAGTCAATTGAAAACTTACCAGAGGATCTGATTGATTATGCTGATTTGTTGAATCAGTATGACGAATGGGCTGCTGAAAACGAGGAAGAGAGTGAAGAATGAGTGTGCTCGCAAGCATTATCAAACAGAAAATATTTTTTGATGCCGACAATGAAAAGCACATTAAATTATACAAATCGTTTCTGAAGGATCATCGCTGGGGTAGAGAAGCATGTCCCTTTATTCTTGAGTTTCCCTATCTGACAATTCCAGATATGATCAAGGATAAGCTGATACATAAGTTGTTAAATGTTAAGCAAGAAAGTTACAAGGCGAATATAGAATGAAAGTAGTTATCAATCGTTGCTATGGTGGGTTTGGTATTTCTGAACAAGCTGAAGCACTTTATAAAGAGCGTGCTGGTATTACTGATCCAGATTGGTTCTACTGGTCCATTGAACGAAACGACCCTATTCTTATTCAAATAATTGAAGAGATGGGTGAAGCTGCAGAGGGTGGTTTTTCTGAATTGAAAATTGTTGACATTCCTGATGGTGTTGAGTGGGAAATTGAAGAGTACGATGGTATGGAATGGGTAGCCGAAAAACATAGGACTTGGTCATGAGAAAAGAACTAGACGAAAAATTGTGTGAGAAATATCCATTGATCTTTAAAGATCGTCACGAGAACATGCAGAACACAGCCATGTGCTGGGGTTTCGAATGTGGTGATGGTTGGTATAATATCATTGATACTCTCTGTGGTTTGTTAACAGGCAAGTATCGTCAAGCAAAAGATCGTTACGAATATCTTGCGCAAGTTGGTGTTGGTGGTATTCTTTACGGAACAAAAACAGTTACGCAAGAAGATATCGATACCGCAAAATCAAAACTTGATGATGAGACTGCTAAGGTTCCAGTTGCAGTTCAGGTAAAAGAAAAGTTTGGTGGACTTCGATTCTATGTGCAAGCAGCAACAGACGAACACTATAATTACATTAGTTTCGCAGAGTCGATGAGTTATCGTACTTGCGAAGAATGTGGTGCTCCAGGCAAACGATATACCGATGGTTGGCACCAAACACTGTGTGATATTCATGCAGCAATGAATGGTCGCGAAGAAGAATACGAATCTGATATGGAGGTAGATGATGCTGTGGAATAAAGATGATTTGCCTAAAATCTTCAGTCGTATTGACGATTTGATTACTGGATCAGGGTTTAAATCCTATAAAGAACCAGCACCTCAGTATACTCTTGGTCCAAGATGGACAGATGAAAATCGCATCGATCATGGATACCAACTCATTGAAGGTGAGTGGTGTAAACTTACCCCTGTCGCAGACTATTGGTCTGTTGTAAAGAAAGATATTGAAAAGATGATGGACGAAAAGTCCCAACTAAGAAAAGATCTTAATCTAGCCAAGCGTAGAATCTACGAAATGGAATATGGATTAAGAGTTGCAGAGAAAGCATTAATCAACTCTCAAAAACTTTTACAGGAAACCATTGACAATGTCGATTGATTATAGAAAGGTACCAGCTTTGTTAAGATCACCAATTAAAACAGAAGATAGTATCCACATCATTAGAACAAGAGAGTTCATTGAAGGATATGTGTTAAAATCTAAGTGGGAAAACTTTGGACCAAATTCTCCAATGCTTGTATCTGATGTTCAGACCGAGCAGGGTGAGGACACATATATTAAAGTAAAGGTGGTGAAGTGTGATTAAAAACATCAAAGTCAATGAGAATTATACACTGTCATTGAACCACAAATACGATAAGAAAATGGATCTTCACCATATCAATATCAAACGATTGTCTGATGATGAACATCCAATCAATGATGTAGATTTCTTTTTAGAAACAGCACAGTTCGTGCAATTTTGTGAATTTTTCAAACAAGTAGGATAATTATGGCAACGAAAAAAGTGAAAATAAATGAGAATTTCTCTCTTCGATATAATAGTCGTGAGGAAGACTCTGGTGATACAGTAATGGATTTGGATATCAATTTCGATAACCCAAGCGAGGAAGTTTTAGTTTCAAGACTTAACACATGGCTAGTAGCAATTGGTCGTGATAATTTATCAGTAAAAGGAAATGTATAATGCCTACAGTAACAAGTGATAGTCCTATCTGTGCAATTTCATTAGCGAATGCTTCTTCTCCCGATGGTGCAGCAGAGTTGGTTAAAGACCCAGAGTTTGCTCAATATCTTCGTGAATATTTGACTGAAGCAAAGATTGCCGTAACATTTACAAAGAAAGATGGAACTTCTCGTCGTCTATTGTGTACAAAGATTAGCGATGTTATTCCTACTGACAAGCACCCAAAGGGTGCTGGTAAAACACCAACTGGCGATGCCGTTGCTGCTTTTGATTTAGAGAAGCAAGAGTGGCGTTCTTTTAACACCTCTAACATTACTCGTATTGAATGGAAAGTCTAACATGACGCAAAGTATTTCTAGCCCAACCGATCGTGCCAAAATCAAAAAGATGCTTGGTGAAATCTCAGGTTCAATGACACGCATGGAAGCAGAGCGTGATTTAATTCGCGAGACAATCAAGACTATGTCTGATGAGTTCCAACTGCCAAAGAAAACTCTAAGTCGTATGGCTAAAGTATATCATAAGCAAAACTACACACAAGAAGTAGCGGAGCATGAAGAGTTTGAAGATTTGTATCAACTGATTGTTCAGGAGAAAGCATAATGACTCAGGCATTAATTTTATTTGTTATTGTTGTTTTGGTCTTTTCGATTGGACCTTGCGCAACTATATGGTCATTGAACACTCTGTTCCCTTCTTTGGCAATTCCCTTGAACTTTGATACATGGTGTGCTGCTCTCATCTTGGGTAGTGTTGTATCTGGTGGATTCGTTAGTGCATCGTTTAAAAAATAATGAACGAAATTCTCATCATTGATGATGTTATTCCTAAAGATGTTCAAGATGATTTAGAATCTTCTGTTATGGATTTGAATTTTCCATGGTATTACTATAAAAGTTCAAATTTTGAATATCCTCAAGAACTTTCTGGGTATCCTAAGAATGTTGTTGACACATCAATGATGGGACATCAGTTATATAATTTTAATAACAAATCTTCACCAGCATTTGATAGGTTCTTTCCTTTGTTGTTTTCTCTAGATTGTCAAGAATTAGTTAGAATGAAATTAAATCTAACATTCTCAACAACAGATAATAAAACAGTTCATGGTGTTCCACATATTGACACTGCTCTGCCAGTTGATAATATGAAAGTTGCCATATATTATATTAATGACTCTGATGGTGATACAATTATTTTTAATGAAGATTATCAATCTAAAACATTCACAGTCAAAGAGAGAATCACGCCAAGAAAGGGTAGAATGGTTGTATTCCCTGGAACTTTCTTGCATGCGCCATCCAGCCCCAGCCAAGGTAGCGATAGGTTCGTTTGCAACATAAATTATATCGCAAAAAGTGCTTGACATTAATTCATAAATCAGGTATAATTATTACTTAACTGAGGAGAATATGTCCTATGGCTACA